TGCCATGTTGACATCGCACAACGCAAGCCATAATGTCAAGGAGCGGGATTTGGAGCGTGACCCGCCACGCAAGGCACAAGGTGCCGAACAAGAAAGGAACGATCCATGTCAATCATGGAGTTAGCGCGCAAGCCGGTTGATCGGCCTGTCATTGTTACTATTTGCGGCGATGCTGGACGAGGCAAGACGAGCCTTGCGGCGGCATTCCCGAAGCCGATCTTCATCCGCGCTGAGGATGGGATGCAGGCAATCCCGGCAGACAAGCGCCCGGATGCCTTCCCACTTCTGCAAAAGGCTGCTGACCTTTGGGAGCAGATCACGGCGATCATCCACGAGCCGCACGATTATCAGACGCTGGTGATCGACAGCGTGACCGCTTTGGAGCGGCTGTTCGTGGCGGATGTTCTGGCGCAAGACCCGAAAGCCAAGAGCATCAACCAAGCCCTCGGCGGATACGGCGCAGGCACGGCTGCGGTGTCGGCCATGCACCAGCGGGTTCGCAAGGGTGCTGGACTGGCAAACGAAAAGCGCGGAATGCACGTTGTCTTCGTCGCGCACGCCGATGTCGAAACGCTGAAGCTGCCCGACGTTGACGATTACATGCGCTGGACGCTGCGCCTGCCGCCCAAGTCGCAGCCGCCCTACACGGACGACGTTGATGTCGTGGGCTTCCTGCGTTTGGTGACTTACACCAAAGGCGACGAAGGCGACCGCAAGAAAGCGATCAGCACGGGCGATCTGGAAATGGTTGTGCATGCCACAGCTGCCAACGTCTCCAAGAACCGCTACGGCATCACCGATCCGCTGGAATACCACCTCGGCCAAAACCCGCTGGCCCGCGTCATCCCGTCTCTGGGCGGCGCTGCACCTGCACAAACCAAAACCATCAACGAAGGGGAAGCATGATGTCTTTCTGGGATTTGTCCACTGGCGAAACCGCCGCAAACACTGGCACCGAATATGAGGCAGGCAATATCGAACCGATCCCGGCAGGATCTTCCGTCCTTGCCATGATCGATGAGATCAAATGGGACCGCAAGCTGTCGGGCGAGGAGTTTATCTCGGCGCGCTGGACGGTGCTTGCGCCCGAGGAATACAAGAACCGCAAGGTGTTTCACAAGCTGTGGGTCACTGACGCAGACCCTGGCGCGAAGGATGAGGCGGCTGCCAAGAACAAGCGCGACAAGGCGCGCAAGATGCTGGCAGCCATTGATGCCAACGCCGGCGGCAAGCTGACCGCAAAGCCGGGCATCCCGACGACCGATGATCTGGTGATGGCGCTGACCAACAAGCCGATGGTCTGCACGATCATGACGTGGTCGATGCCAGACACGCGCAACGGCGGCATGATGCACGGAAACTGGGTTTCTGCGGTGGCTTCCAAGGCATCAAAGGACATCCACATTGCGGAAGCCAAACCGCTGCCGGCAGGCGGATCTGGCGTGGCGTCAGGATCGCGTGATGACTTCGGCGCTGGATCTGCCGGTGGCAGCTATCGCGCGCCGGTGATGGATGACGAAATCCCGTTCGCTCCGCAGTTCCTGTGATGTGAATGGATCGCCCAGCGCCGTGAAGGTTGGAGCCGATTACCCTGAGCATTCAGAGGCGTGGCGCTGGGCAAACAAACTTTAACCGATTGGAGCCGGAAATGGAACAACGCAGTCTAGCATGGTTTGAGGCACGGGCAGGGCGGATCACGGCATCGGTCGTGGGCGCGATCTTGGGCAATGCGCCCTATGCCACACGCGATGACATCATGCGCCGCTTGGTGCGCGCGTATCACGGGGCGCCAGAAGAATTTGAGGGCAACATCGCCACGGAATACGGAACGCGCAACGAAGCTGGCGCGCTGACCGAATACATCATGGAAACGGGCAACGAGGTCGAACAGATCGGCTTTGTGAATTACGAGCATTGGGCCGGGTGCAGCCCTGACGGATTGATCGGAGAGGACGGCGGGCTTGAGATTAAATGCCCGTTTGGCCTTCGGAAAGACGAGGAGCCGGTGTTCAAGCCGCTGAAGGAGCAGCGTCATTATTACGACCAGATCCAGTTTTCGCTCTGGGTCACGGGGCGAAAGTGGTGGGATTTCTATCAATGGTCTCCAAACGGCACGATGCTGGAACGTGTCGAGGTTGATGAGATGTGGCAGGCGTTTTCGCTGCCAAACCTGCGCCAGTTTCATGCCGAGTATGTTGACGAGCGCAAGACGCCAGACGTTCACCTTGAGCCAAAGCGCCCGATCATCGACACGCCAGAAGCGCACCGCATCATGGCAGAATATGACCAGATCTGCGAGGCGTTGGACCGCGCCGAGGAACGCAAGAAGGAATTGATTGCCGACATGGTGAAGATCGCCGGCGCGAAGAACGTGGTTTTCGCCGGGCGCAAACTGACCAAGACCGAAAAGGCTGGCGCGATTGCCTATGCCAAGGCGGTCAAGGCGCTGCTGCCTGATGCCGATCTTGAACCGTATCGCGGCAAGCCATCAAGCTATTGGGGGGTCAAATGACCCTCCGCCCCTATCAGGCTGACGCGGCCCAGGCTGCGCTGGATTGGATGAAGCGCAGCACCGCGCCGTTCATCATCGATGCCGCCACGGGCGCGGGCAAGTCGCACATCATTGCGGAGATCGCGGCGGTCATTCACCGCATGACAGGAAAGCGCGTGCTGTGCCTTGCGCCGAGCGCCGAGTTGGTCACGCAGAACCGCGACAAGTTTCTGGCGACGGGAAACCGCGCCAGCATGTTCTCAGCATCGGCGGGCGCAAAGGAGTTACGGCACCCGGTGGTGTTTGGATCACCGCTGACCGTGAAAAACCGCGTGAGCCGGTTCAAGGATCACTATGCGCTGGTGATCCTTGACGAGGCGCACGGGATTACGCCGACGGTGCGCGAGATCATCGAGGCAATGCGGGACGGAAACCCAAACCTGCGCGTTTGCGGGCTGACGGCCACGCCTTACCGTTTAGGGTCAGGATGGATCTTCCGAGAGCATGAAAGCGGCAGAATTAACGGAGAAGATAACGCCCGCGATCCATACTTTGCCAAGTGCGTCTATAAAATAGACGCGCGGTCGCTGATTGAGATGGGGTTCCTGACGCCGCCGGTGATCGGCCAGATCAATGCCAGCGGATACGACACCAGCGGGCTGGCACTGAACAGCCGGGGCCAGTTTGATGCGGACGCCGTGGACCGCGCCTATCACGGCCACGGGCGAAAGACGGCGGCCATCGTGGGCGATGTCGTGGCGCAGGCGCAGGATCGCCGGGGCGTTATGTTCTTTGCGGCTACAGTGAAGCACGCGCATGAAATCATGGCCAGCCTTCCGCCGGAAATGTCCGAGATCGTCACGGGCGAAACGCCGAAGGGCAAGCGCGACGACATCCTGCGACGGTTTAAGGCGCAACAGATCAAATATCTGGTGAACGTGTCTGTGCTGACCACTGGCTTCGATGCCAGCCACGTCGATCTGATTGCCATCCTTCGCAAGACCGAGAGCGTTGGGTTGCTTCAACAGATCATCGGGCGCGGGCTTCGGCTGCATCAAGGCAAGATAGACTGCTTGGTGCTGGATTACACCACGAACCTTGACGACCATTGCCCGGACGGCGATCTGTTTGCGCCGGTGGTGAAGGCTGGCAAGACTGCCGCCGGCGGTGGCGGTCTGACCTGCGTCTGCCCATCGTGCCAATACGAAAACAGCTTCAGCGCCAACGTGCAATATCTTGGATACCAGAAGGACGAGGCTGGCTATGTGCTGGATCTAGACGGGCGGCAGATCATGTCCGACTTCGGCCCGATCTCAGGCCACCACGGACGGCGCTGCATGGGGCTGGTGCAGGCTGGCAAGCGCGGAGAATACGAGCGTTGCGGCTATCGCTGGACCTACAAGGAATGCCCGCATTGCGCGGCAGACAACGACATCGCGGCCCGGTATTGCGTGACATGCAAGGGCGAGATTGTTGACCCCAACGAAAAGCTGGTGGCCGACTTTAAGGCGCTGAAGAAAGACCCAACGCGCACGCAGACGGACAAGGTTGTAAGCATGTCCTGCGCGCCTGGCATCAGCCGGTCAGGCAACCGCACGATGCGCGTGGAATGGGTCACGCCATATCGGCAGTTTGCCACCTGGTTTTTGCCAGACGCGCCGCATGTTCGCGGGCAGGTGGCGTGGAGTTCATTTGACCGAGTTACGGACGGCGGAAAGGTTGCGCCGTCAACCGTGACTTATGCCAAGAACGCAGAGACGGGATTTTTTGACATCAAGGCGTATAATCGGCCAGCCGATGAGGCGCCGGACGCCAAGCCCGAACCTGAATGGGATCCTTTTGATGAGGTAGATCAACATGCGGCTGAGTGACTTTCAGGACATCGCCCAGCGTGGCGTGGTGACGTTTGGCGATCTGGACTATCGCGGCAAGTGCGCGACCGAAGCGCAGGAGCAGATCACGTTTTTCGCGCGATTGCGGCGCGACTATGGGGCGACGTGGGGCGCGCTGGCCATCCACCCACGAAACGAAGGCTTGCGCGCTGGCGGGCAGCTTGGCGCGATTGCGAGGCACAAGGCCGAGGGCATGGTGTCAGGGGCTGCCGACATCATCATTCCCGGGCGGGTGACGTTTGTCTGTGAATTGAAGCGCCGTGACCCAACGCAAGGGCGCTGGCAGGACGGGCAGCGCGAATATCTTGAGGCCGCTGCGAAGGCTGGGGCGTTTGCCTGCGTGGCGCTAGGCTGTGATGCTGCGTGGCAGGCGCTTCACGCTTGGATCGCGGACAGCGACTAGGACAGCTTGCGCCCGTAAAAGACTTCCAGTTCTGTGAGGCGCTTTTGAATGTCAGAACGGGCGGCCTCATCAAGCCGCCCTTCTTTGTGCAGTTGCAGCATATAGCCTTTGAGTTCCATCACGCTGATGATCGTGGCAACCTTCTGCGCGTGCGAAGGTTCCTGCCCGCCCGCCGAAGCGCGCAGGCAAGCCCATTCGGCTTTTGATCGTTCAACCCTCACCCGTCGCGATCTCGCCGCCGCAGGCCAGATAGCCGCAGCCGTCCACCCAATTGTCGGCGTGTCCGGGGTTTGCCTTGGCGCGTGCCAGCTTCATCAGGGTCATCATGATGGCAACATCTTCCGGACCGATGCCGGCGTCGAGGTGCGCAGACCAGTAACACGCGATCAGGCCGAAGTTGCTTTCGGCGTCACCGTGCGTGTCGGCCCGATCTTTGGTGACGTATTCCTTTGCGGTGTCGAGGATTTCGCTGCGGTTCATTTGGCGCTCCATTGGTCTGCTGCAATGTCGCCGCCCGTCAGTCGCTCAATTCGTTCTGCGACGTGAGGCTTAGGCGCGC